CGATAAAAGTTGAATCGAAAGGTCCTTCGGTAACGTAAATCTCTTCTTCAATGTTTACTTTATCAAGACCATAGACTTTGGGTGATTCCTCGTCCAACATGACGGTAAGATATTTAGGTATGACATAACTATCGAGAGACCTACCTTGAAATCCAATGAGACTATTCTTCCTATCATAAAATGGTATCACCACTCGTGGGTGATCGTTCTTAGTTGTCTCAAACGTGGGTTTTATGGTGTTACAGAAGTGTTTAAATCTGTTAGCATAGTAAAATTTTGTAGGATTTAATTTTCTCTTCTTTAAATAATTTGCAGCACGATCATTTAGACTTGCCAGAGGCAGGTTTAATTTTTTCTTGAATACAGGTTTCTCAAATGTAAACACAGGATCTGCTACGTTCCTATGTTTGCCTGTCAGACCCTCTTTATACCTCTCCATGGTGTATTGACCATGCAATACAACATCAGTGTCCTTTAGGAAGGTAGAGAACCCCTTAGACATGCCACAGTTATGGCATTTGAATATAAAACTACCCTTGTTTTGAAATAAATATCCTCTTGTTTTGTTCTTACTTTTCTTGGAGTCACCACAATAGGGGCATCTGAAGGTATACAGATGATCCTTAGTGCGTTTGAACTTCTCCAAACGTGCAGACACCAATCCAATGTATTTGGAATCGATGTATAACATTTACTAATATAAACTTACTTTACTATAGCAGGTGGTTGTTCTATTTGCAATGTGCTTCTTAGAAATCTCTGTCCAATAGGTGACACAAGCACACTTATCACAGCTATTGACCCTGCTATCGTCCACATCTTCTTCTCTATGGTACGAAGACGATTATCTACGAGTCTTATATCTCTCTCACATCCCTTCTTGATACTCTCAGCATGTGTATCTAATTTTTCTTCTACTCTTTTAATTTTTTCAAACAAAACATCATCTATCTTGTTCTGTTTGTCTAGTTTCTCATCATGCACTGCAAGCAGTTGACCCATCTTGCTAGAGTTATCTTGTAAAGACTCTACAATTCTCTCTAATCTTTCCAGTATGGCAGTAGTGGCATCACTTTCTTTCACGTTTCTTCCTCCTCTGGATCTTAGGTCTCATACCCTTATCATAACCTGCAACAGGACCTTCGTCATCTGCCTTAGATGAGAAACCTGCCTTGCCTGTATTACCAGGATCGGTAGACATCATCTCTTCTCGCATTTGACTCCAGCTTTTCATCAGATTGAGTTTAGAATTACGTTTGCTTCTTTGTCTATTGGTATATCATCAAGACCAGACTTAGGATAGTCAGGAATACGGTTCAAAAACACTAAAAAAGTCTTCAATACAGACCAATATTCCTTCTCTATCTTGAAAAATAGCAATGGAATAGTGCCCTCACTAAAGACGTTGAAGCATATAATCAAATGGTTCAAGATGAGATGATGTTTCAACTCACCCTGAACCACATATTTCTTCAACAGTCTCTTGATATACTTGAATCTTTTGAGATCCTCCTCGAAGTCTTCCATGGTGGCAGCACGAGGGTTTTCATAATGTTTAATGGCAAATAGAAGATGATTCTCTTCGTTCAATTCATCAAATTTCATTTACATTATGCTGTTACTGTGATGGTGCCAGCTGCAGCACCAATAGAGGCAACGTTTGTGATGGTAGACGCTGTATTAGTGCCCTTATCTTTGATAGTTCCACCGTTCAATGACACTGCGTTTGCTCCAATTGATAGAACATCATCAGCATCTGTTGCAGCATTACCAGCAGCGATTGTAAGTGAGAATACCAATTCATTACTGCCTGTTCCTGAGGCATATGACAATGTGTGATTAGCATTTGTGTCATTGACCACAGTAAGTTGTGGTGTGCCTGTTACATCAACCTCTTCATTGAATCTTACTCTTACCTGTAGAGTTCCACCATCTGATTTATCAAATGCTGTGGTGATAAATTCAATTTCAGTGATGTCTGCAGCACCAATTGACACTGCTAGTCCACTGATAGCAACTAGAAGTTCTGGGTCTGCATCGGTATTGTTATTACCTGATAAAGCAGAACCTGCTTCTCTTACCCAACCAGTAGAGGTAGCATAAACTTCCTTCTTCTCAGCAGTTGTTAAATTCTTAGGCTTTGATTCATCAGAATCTGATGCTCCCCATAGTGGTGCCATTTGTTTTCTTCCTTACGTGTACTTTTATTTAGGTTACTACCTTGTTTTGATCGCTGACTCTACTTGTGCTAGTAGTTTGTCATCCATGTCAGTCTTGGTAAGCTTTACCGCTTTCTTGAGTATGACAAGGCAAACTTCTATGAGTTTCTCGCCCAGCTCTTCGTTCTCTGGGATCTTATTTACAGCATCAGAGATGATCTTTGATGCTATCGGTAGCAGAAATGATAACATAATAATAATTTATAGCATATTATATATGAAATAATTTAAGCATCAAAACCTGGTTTTATTTTTTTTAAGTCTCTAGGCGGAACTCCTGGCGTGTTTGGTCTTCCATCTTTGGTATATTCTCCAAATTTTTTACGCAACATCATGTATGTATTGTCTGGTAAATCGTCCTTTGCTGTCTGATAATTTATTTCACTTATTTTTTTTTTTACTATCAGTCGCAACGTATGTGGGTTTCGCTGCTCCAGACTTGGATTGTTGACCAGGATCTGCCTTCTTCTTACGTCTTGATGCAGACAGTCTTTCTGCCTTACTCATTGACGCTCTCTTTGATGATGATACACACTTAGGTGTGCCCTCACCTGGTTTGTCACTGGCACATGTACCACCTGTGACTACGTTGACCCAACCAGGTTTGCCATCTTTAGACTTAGAACCCTTGAACCAACTATGTAATGATCCCTCCTTGATGTTCTTACCTTTTCTCTCCTGTTCTGGTTTGTTTACACCATGCACTTCTGGTCTGTGCTTACCTGGTTCATGATACTTATTAGATTTTTTGATGCCTCTTCTTGCAACATGTCTATCTCTTCTTACTGCGATAGCAGTACCTCTCTCCTCAGGGGGTGCAGCGTTGCCACCTTTTCCAAACATCCTCTTGTTTCTAATAGATGCCTTACCATAGGTAGAAGCACCTTTCTCATACTTGGCTTCAGATACATTTGCTGCTCTAAGTCTCTTTGCCTGACTCTTATGCATAGCAACTGCTTTGTCCAGTTCCTTTGCAATACCCTTCACACTCTTCTTCTTCTCATCTTTTGCTTCAATCATCTCACCTTGTGGTTCGTATGATTGAGTCTGCATTTGCTGAAGAAGTTTATTCTTCTGATCGTTTGCTTTTTTTATGGTATTCAATTTTGTACCATCTGTTTCAATAGACTTCTTCATCTGGTTTGTTGTATTCAAACCTTGAAGCAACTTCCAAGTTGCAAGACCAGCAGCAGTCAATGCTGCACCAGTAGTAAAAGGTCCTTCGGTAACGTATGCACCCTCTTTCCTCATTGCCATTTTAGTGGCAGTGGCATACATCACTGATTTAGCATCCTTACCATATCTCTTGGTAAATCCTTTCTTGTCCTTCTTCATACCCTTTACATAATCTTCCTTCTTCTTCTTTTCTGGTGTGGTCATCTTTCTTTCGGCAACAGGTAAAGGTTTAGTAGGATCTATCTTTACCTTTTTCTCTTTTTTTGTGGACTGACCACTTATGTAAGGTCCGAAATTGCCACGCACTAAAGTTCCTTCATTAATTTTTCTTGTCCATGCTGCCACTCTATCTGACAGTGGTGCACCATTGTAAAGTTTCTTCTCATCAATAATCATTGGTAATTCAGGTTCGTACGAACAGTTCCAACGACGACGTGCTGCCTTACCACGAGGTCCTGTCCATGATTTAGAACGAGCACAGAAAGATTTTCTTCTCTTTGCTGCCTTAGAACCTGGTTTGAGTTTTGATGGAGGTGTGGTCACAGCAGTCTTCAAGTTGCCACCAGTACGTCTATTATACTTTGCAACACCCTGTGCTGTCATACCTGCACCACTCTCAGTGCTTCTCTTGTCACCAGATTTCTGTGACATTCCCTTCATGTCTTCCTTGACTAGCATTCCATCTTTACCAACCTTCATACCATCAGGTATAGGTTTGCACTTCTTCATATCATGACAATAATATTCACCTTCACCGCAAGACTTTTTTGCTTCATACTGCACCTCATCATTCAATTTATTTCCAGCCAACGTTCCTATTTTTCTTTTTTCAAACGGTTTTCTTTTAGGATTATCTTTTGCATATTTTGCATCTGCTTTCTTTCTTGCAGGTGAATTCAAATAACCTCCCTGTTTCTTATATCTCTGTACATAACTTTTGTCTTGCATGAAATTTTCATCAGCGATCTGCACCTCCTCTTTCTTAGTCTTTTTTACACAATTAGGATATCTCTTACCAAACATGGTCTTCATACCCTTCTTCTCATATCCTTTCCAACATGCTTCACCTACCTGACTCTTATAATCGGCAATGGCAGAGTCTATGTTAGAAATTATTGATGGTTTTTCAATAGTAGTTTTTTTATTTTTGTTTTTATCAATGATTGTTTTTGTTATACCATCTACAAGACCATCAGTTTTTATATTTTTGAATGCATTTACACCAGTCTGAAATGTATTGACAGCATTTCTTACAGATGTTCCACCGACATTAAGATCGACCCCCTTACCTGTTTTATATGTAACTGCATATGTATTCTCATTAACCTTTTTCTTTTTCTTCATATCATCTTCTTTCTTTTTCATTTTAGCATCATGCATTGCCTTCATCTGCTCTGCATTTGCCTCTACCATTTCACCCTCAGGTTGGTATGAGTCATTATTAACATTCACACTTGAATTAGGACCTAAGTTACGAAAATTTTTATTCTTGATGGCTTTCTTGGCATCATCTGCAGTGATAGGAGGTGCCATTATCTCACCAGATGTCAATCTCTTAAAACCCTGTTTCAATTTTGATCCTAACTTGTTTAGGAATTCATTCTCATGCATGTACCAATCTCTTAGATCGTCGGGCACTCTGTCCTCACTACCAGATACCTTGGCAGCATACTCCCTTCGTTGGAGTAATCTTCTACCTCTTGCCCCTGCATCCATCGCCTTCTTAGGCTCTTTCTTCGCTACTTTTTTTCGGGTGCCTTCGCTGCCTCCGTTTTAATCTCAGGGTTGATTTCAATCTTGTTCTTTACACCAGTCTCTTTGATGTCTAACTTAGGATTCTTGACTGCCTCGTATGCTACTTCTTCCTTTCTAGGTGATCCTTTGGGTACGCAATTGGGAACCATCCTATTGCCCTTCTTCTTCATTCCACGTTGCTCATGAGTCTTCCAACACTCACCTACCATCTGTTCAAAGGACTTCATAGGCATTTGATAGTAATCAAACTCTTCTTTCTTGCTACTGTTACCCCAGTTCTTAGCACCTACCTTACGACACTTGACTAAGGCACCTGATGCATATGCACTAGGCCATACACTATAACGTGACTTTACCTTATGGTAACATGCATCCTTAGATCCACTACCCTTTCCTTTCTTATCTGCTTCTAGCACAAATTCCTCGTATTTGGAATCCGAAGACTTTGGTCTTTTGTATGTAGTTCCACGCATCTTATCATGCCTTTCCTTCCTTTGTTTCTGTAAGAACTTACCCATCACGTTCTTATATGCCTTAGTTGGTGGGTCATAAGGTTTAGTTTGTTTACCAAACGATACCTCGTTTCTTCTCTTTCTCTTATTCTTAGGATCAATCTTATCAATCTTTGCCTCATCTACACTTGCTGGTGTTCCATCACCATGCTCTATAGGATTGCCATCAGCATCTTTCTGATGATGTTCCTTGACACTTGAGGTATCCTGACCGTCTGCCTTGCCACCTTTTGCTTTCTGTATCTTATTATGAACTACTCCACGGTACTCCTTTGCACCACTTTCAATTTTACCATCACCATCATAGTCCTTCTTTGCTTTTTTTTCTTGCAAATATGGAGATCTTAAATCTTCAAAGGATTGTGCCCAAGGATTACTCATCTGTTTCCAAAAACTTATCGCTTATTATTTATCAAAAGTCAACTGGCAATATAAAATGAGACTCTTTTGCTTCAGATACCCAACACCTAAACATATTTTGATTCTCATCTAAACATATGAGATGATTAGCACCTCTTCTTATTACCTTACCCTCTTTACCTCTTGACTCTATCATCGAACCCACCTTGAATATATCACCAGCAATATATTGTTCTCTTATTGTCCTTTCATCTGCAGGTATTACGTTGAGCATGACAAAGTTGTATAACTCACCGTTCTGTTCGTAAGCTAGTTTTGAGATTGCTTCTGCTCTGGATTTTCTAACCACAATATTAATTGCATCAAACCCATTTTCGTACAATGATTGGAGGACATCGTAGATTGTCTCTGCATTGGTGTCATCGATGATGGACTCACTAATCTTAGGGTAAGCATTCTTTAGTTCCTCAATGTTACTTTCTCTACTTGGAAATATGTAGAAAAATCTGTTCTTTGATAATTCCTCTACAGTGCTAATTAGATTGTTTGATATCTCCTCATCATCAAACTTATCAAAAGCAATAGTCAAAGGTCCGTTATCTTTTGCCTGACCAACTAATGTTCTATCACCACCTTGTTGTGGTGCTGCAACTCTTCTGTCATCAGGAGTAGGTGGTTGTAATTTGAGATTGTTTACAATGTCTTTTGCAAATGTGCCACGACCTCTGTTGACAGTGCCTACACTTGATCTACTTCCACCCTCATCTTGTTTGGCACCACCACTACCAAAATATTTGAGGTCACCTGCAACAGTTTTTGCTATAAGTTTACCAGTGCGATCATACCAATCACCGTGTCCGTCTCCTACCAATCCCAATCGCTTTGCTTCTTGCGATGCTTTGGTAGTCCTTGCTTCTGTTATGAATGTTTGGAACGCTTTCACTTATCTGTTTGTAGATTTTATGTTCATGTTGTTTGATAAAACGCAGACCTGCATTTCTCATATGAATATATTTATCATCTGTCTCAGTAAACGCTACAAAAAACCTCATGAAATCTTCCATCTCACGTCTCTGTAGTTGTTTTCTTTTAGGTGAGATGGTGTACATCTCTATAAGCACATCGACTAGATCTTCCATGTCGATATTTATTCGATATCAAGTGCATCATTTATATTATTATAATCATTTCCAAGATCAAGATATTTTGGAAGTTTTGTTCTACCACTTTCAACATCTTCTTTGCTTATCCACTTGCCCCAACGATTGCAATTATTACACGAAAGTTTAGCATAAAATAAGTAATTGTTTTTATAATCTAAAATAACTCGATGTGATTGACAACCACAACTCAAACAATGAAAAGGATAATCCCAATTAATTGTATGACCCATATCACATATTAGTTCCGCAACAATATAAAATTTATCAAAAATTTTATCTAAATCATCCTCTAAAAATAAAGGTTCAAGTAAACGTTTCTCATCTTCATTGAGATATTTAATAGCAGGTTCATCTCGACGTATACGTTCGCCTTTCTTTATTTTCTCAACTAATTTATCTTTGAAAAATTTATTATCTATCATCTTTTTTTCTATTCTCTGAATAAAATTCTGAAAAATGTCCCTCAGGATATCTCTTCTCTAATTTTTTTATATTTTTATCAAGCACCTCATCCAAATCTATTTCAAGTGCCATGCATGCTTGAGCAACGTACCACATGATATCACCCAATTCTATCTTTAGATGCTCAAGATTATCTTCGCTACATGGTTTGCCTTGAAATATTATTTTTTTGACGATCTCCATAAACTCACCAGACTCGGCACTAATCCCAACACTAGCAGTAAGAAGGCGTTGAATAGCAACAGAACCACCAAGCTCTTGTAGACGGTAAATAAAAGCGTCGGAGTCTTTAGACTCTGTGCTCGTAACAGTATTGACGAAACGTTTGTAATTATCAAAATTTGAAGTCATCGAATTTAGCTTTAGATTCCTGTAACTTATTATACACCTCTGAATCACCATCGTCAAGGATGTCAGTTTGTGCTGACTGTTCACAGTCATACAATCTCATCTTTGCACGATCAATGCCGACAACAAACCTCTTGTTTATGGTAGGATCATTGTATCTATTTTTGAGTTGCTTGACCATTATTTGATCAAGTTCTTCCATATCTTCGGTGCTGACCAAAGCAAACATAAGATCAGCAGTAGCTGGCAAACCAAAGCTTTCTGAAGTGTCAGTAAGATTAGGGTCGCTACTAGCAAACCCAGACCTTGTAGTCTGCGTAGCCGAGCAGATGGGGATAGACGCTTCGACTGCGAGACCCCTGAGTTCTTCTGCGATTGCCTTGACATAAGAATAAGAATTGACGTTTACTGCACTCCTATACCTAGAAGATGCACAGATATTGAGATAATCTACAAATATTATATCAGGTATAAACGATTTCTTCAACTTCAATTCTTGTAATAATGCTTTGAAATGTCCACAATGTGCTGATGCTGTGGGATATTCTTTGATGATTAATTTGCCTGTTGTTTTTGCAGCAAGTTTATCAATTTTTTTATGAAATGTAGT